GAGGCTTTAGCAGTTTTGAACTGCTAATTAGTGAATAGGAGAGTTAGATGAAAAACATAACTAAACGTAGAAACAGGTGGCTTTTACCAGATGGTAAAGGTGGAATTCTTTCCTTTAAATCAGAAAAAGAAGCCATAGCAGCAGCTATGAGTAAAGTTTCTGTAAAAAGTCCGATTTTGGAACCAAAGTCGGAAACTGAGGCGCACGATGAGTGCGAGGACTGTGCATGTGACCCATGCGAGTGCGACGAGGAGGAGTAATGAGCTTAATTAATAAGTACCATAATGGAAAACCTTGGAGTAAGAAGAAAAAGCGTAAAACTAAAAAAAGGAGAAGATAGATGGCTTCTCGGGGTTTGTACGCAAATATAAATCGTAGAAAAAAGAAAGGTATAAGTAGGTCTAAAAAGAAATCTACTATATCGGCTAAAGCTTATTCTTTTATGAAGGCGGGGTTTAAAAAAAGGAAAAAGAAAAATGGCAAGAAAAAAAAGAAGCGTTAAAAAGAAACACCCGGCATTAAAAAGAGCCGGAGTAAGTAAATTTAATAAAGCAAAAAGAACTCCAAAACACCCTAAAAAGTCTCATGTAGTTGTTGCTAAAGTAGGTACCAAAGTTAAAACAATACGCTTTGGTCAGCAAGGAGTTAGTGGTTCCCCTAAAAAGAAAGGGGAAAGTGCTTCTTACGCGGCTAGGCGAAGATCTTTTAAGGCTCGTCATGCTAAAAATATTGCGAAAGGCAAAATGAGCGCAGCTTACTGGGCTGATAAGGTGAAATGGTAAACACCTAGGTATACCTAAAGGTGGTTAAAAATATATATTGACAATTATGTCAATAAGTGATAGCATAGCTATATAAAATAAAAAGAGAAACTTTATGAGAGCACATTTAGGTATTACACAGGTAGATACTAACCCCTTAAATATAGCCAAGGGGAAAGTACCTAGTACTTCTATTCGAAATATTTTTGGGTACCACCCTAATGTTACGCCTATTTTTACAGCAGTATGGGAGGGTACGGGAGACGGCGCGGTTATAGGAGATCAATTAGTGCCCTATGTTTTTCCTTCAGAACCTTTAACTATGAGTATTGTCTCTACCAGTGCGAGCGATACTGCTGTTTCTATTCTTATTAAAGGACTTGATGAAAATTATACAGAAATATCTGCCGTAGTAGCACTAACTGGAGACACTCCAGTAGTTGTCCCCCAACCTTTTTTCAGAGTAAATGATCTTATAACGGTGTCAGGCAACGCACTTGGTCGCGTAGAATTAAAAAACGAAACTACGATATATGCTAGTATTCGTCCCACAGAGGGTAAAAATCAAGCCTCTATATATACAGTGCCAAAAAATTGTTCTTTTTACTTAACAAGAATAAATGCATTTTCTGCAGAAAGTTCAGGGGCTCCTACGTCTAAAATAGGATTTTTTCGAAACTTTATTACTACTAGTACTGGAGTAAACTTAAGAGTGGGTGAGCTGTCTTTTGCAGATAGTTTTACAATTACAAGAACTGCCCCTTTTAAGTATGATGAAGGTACTGATATACAACTTCAAATGAAAACAGTATCGGGTAATCATGAAGCTTCCTGCTTCGCAGAAGGATACCTAGTAGACATAACTAAAGAGAGATAAATAAAATGGCAGTAGAAGTTAGTAGGCAGGACGTAGTAGCAGAAAACTTAGTAGATATAGATAAGACTACTAGGTTTCTTAAGCTACCTGTGGCTCCTTACCTAGAAATGTTAGGAGTCGAGGCACTACCTTCACAAAAAGCAATTATTAATGCTATAAATAATCCTAAATATAGGTTCGTTTGTGCAGCGGTATCGAGAAGACAAGGAAAGACGTACATAGCGAATATTATTGGACAATTAGTATCTTTAGTGCCAAATTCAAATATATTAATTATGTCTCCAAATTATGCGCTTTCTCAAATATCGTTTGACTTACAAAGAAACTTAATTAAACACTTTGACCTAGAAGTAACCAAAGATAATGCAAAAGATAAAGTTATAGAGCTCTCTAATGGCTCTACTATTAGAATGGGTTCTGTAAACCAAGTTGATTCATGTGTGGGTCGAAGTTACGATCTTATAATTTTTGACGAAGCAGCGTTAGCAGACGGCAAGGATGCCTTTAATGTCGCACTTCGGCCCACCCTTGATAAAGATAACTCTAAGGCATTATTTATATCTACACCTCGTGGTAGAAACAATTGGTTTGCTGAATTTTTTAATAGAGGTTATGAGGATGCTTTTTCTGAATGGGCATCTGTTCGCGCAACTTATAAAGATAATCCTAGAATGACAGAAGCAGACATTAACGAAGCTCGTAAAAGTATGTCTGAAGCAGAGTTCAAACAGGAATACGAAGCTGACTTCAATACTTATGAGGGGCAGGTATGGAAATTTGATTATGAAAACTGTACAGTTAATCTCGAGGATATTCAGACAAAAGAAATGGATGTTTTTGCAGGACTTGATGTAGGCTATAGAGACCCTACTGCTTTCTGTGTTGTTGCATACGATTGGGATGAAGAAAAGTACTTTTTAGTAGACGAATATTTAGACGCAGAGAGAACAACTGAGCAGCACGCAATAGAAATTCAAGCTTTAATTCAAAAATGGGATATAGATTACATTTATATTGACTCAGCAGCACAACAAACAAGATTTGATTTTGCACAAAACTACGATATTAGTACTATCAATGCAAAAAAATCTATACTGGATGGTATATCTCATGTCGCAGGTATAGTCGACAACAATAACTTATTAGTGTCTCAAAAATGTAAAGAATCTTTAGCTGCTTTGGACCAATATCAATGGGATCCTAATCCTAATCTATTAAAAGAGAAGCCAAAACATAATAGAGCTTCTCATATGGCAGACGCCATAAGGTATGCTATTTACTCTTTTGAGACTAGCAATACGGGATTCTAAATGAATTATATAGAAATTAGAGTGCAGCAACTTATAGAAGAGCGGGATAAGAATCAAGGTACCATGGAAATACAGTGGTATAACCGTCTTATTAATGAGCTTCACTGGGCAAATCAAATGACTACTAATAAAAAAGAATTACAAAACTGTAATTTAGATAAAAGAAAGCGGTCAAGAATAAAAAACTAACAATATAAGATTATAATTACCACCTGCTTAAAAATAGTAGTTGACAATGTATCTGGTACACGATATAATTTCGTAAGTAAAAAATGGTATTCTAAAAAATGGAGAAGCTAAAAAGAGACCCGATAAAATATATACGGGATAAAGCAAAAGCAAGATATGAAAAAGACAATAAATGCTATATCTGCAATGCTACCACTAAGTTAGATTTTCACCACTTTTTTAGTCTAAGCCCTTTGTTCCATAAGTGGATAAAAGAAATGGGCTATTTTGAAGAAGATATTAGAGAATTTAGAGATGAGTTCATTAATGAACACATTGAAGAATTATACGATTATACTGTAACTCTTTGCCATGAGCATCATTTAAAGTTACATAGTATATATGGCAGAAATCCCCCCTTGCACACAGCAAAAAAACAGCAAAGATGGGTAGAGATTCAAAGAGAGAAAAATGGCTTGGTATAATAAAATTCTTGGTCGGGAAACAGTAGAAACAGAAGAAAAACTTAATCCTGCCCAGCCATGGTATGATCATAAAGTAGAATCGTCTCGTGAATTAACATATTCTTATGAGCTTGCGTATGAGCAACTAGAAATTGTTAATAGGGGCGTCAATATGATTGTAGATGATGTTTCTGAAATTACGACCAAGATTGGCCCGTCCCTCCCTATCAATAATCCTTATAAAGGCGTCAAAAGAGCCAAGTTAAATATATTACTTAACAAAGAGCCAAACCTTTATCAGGATATTAGCACGTTCAAACGAAATTTAGTAACAGACTTTCTGTTAGATGGTAATATTTTTATTTACTTTGATGGCGTACACCTTTATCATCTCCCAGCAAGCAAGATGATAATACATGCGAGCGAAACTACCTATATAGATCATTATACTTTTAATGAGACTGTACGATACTCGCCAAATGAAATTATACATATAAAAGATAATTCTTTTTATTCTATATATCGCGGGATCTCTAGACTTAAGCCCGCGCTCAGGACTATGGTTTTAACCAAGTCTATGAGAGATTTTCAAGATAACTTTTTTAAAAATGGTGCTGTACCAGGTTTAGTGTTAAAAAGCCCCAACACTCTTTCAGAGAAAATTAAAGAAAGAATGTTAGCTTCTTGGCAGCAGCGCTATAGACCAGACGCAGGAGGCAGAAGACCCTTAATACTAGACGGAGGTTTAGAGATTGATGCAGTGTCTAATGTTAATTTTAAGGAATTGGATTTTCAAGCAGCTATTGCAGAAAACGAAAAAATAATTCTTAAAGCATTGGGGGTTCCCCCTATTTTGCTGGATTCAGGAAATAACGCTAACTTGCGACCAAACATGCGGTTATACTATTTAGAAACCGTACTACCCGTAGTAAGAAAAATCAATTTTGCACTAGAAAGGTTTTTTGGGTTTGAGATAGTAGAAGATGCTACTAATATACCTGCACTACAACCGGAGCTTAGAGACCAATCTCAGTATTATACTTCCCTAGTAAATGCTGGGGTTATTTCTCCTAACGAAGCACGAAATCATTTAGGGTTTGATCCAGTTGAAGGGTATGATGAACTAAGAGTACCCGCAAATATTGCTGGAAGCGCAGTAGATCCGTCAGAAGGCGGAAGACCTGTAGAACAAGAGGAAGATTAAGATATGGCAACTAGACGACAGACCGTTGCAACTTTAACTAAGCTACGAGATCATATTGTACAATTCGGAGTAAAAGCTCCGATATCTTATGAAGAGTATATTAAGTTAAAGCCTACCAATCCTATTACTAAAAGGGAGCTTGGCCGTGTATTTAACGGTAGATGGGCTAGGGTATTAACAGCCCTGATCAGGAAGTTCCCTACAGTATATGATGACGCGGCAAAAGCTCATGCAAAGCCTGTAGTTCAGCCTAAGGCAGAACCTAAGGTAGAGCCTGAAACAGCGCCTAAATCAGCACCAAGGAAGCCGGTAACAAAACCTGCTCCTAAGCGGTTCGCTGCTAAGAAGGAGGATGTTAAAAACGATGAATAAAATTTTTAGTTTTACATCTACATTTAAAGCGTTAAATGAAGATGATGATGGGATTCACATTTGCGGAATGGCAAGCACTAATGATGCTGATCGTGCAAATGACATAATTGACGTGGAGGCCTGGACAAAGGGAGGCCTTGCTAATTTTGAAAAGAACCCTATAATTTTATTTAATCACGACTACAATAAACCGATCGGACGAGCTACTGGGCTTAAAGTTACAGACAATGGTTTGGAACTTAAAGCGAAGATAAGTAAGTCTGCTCCTGATAGTGTAGGTACGTTGATTAAAGAAGGCATTCTTGGAGCTTTTTCTGTTGGTTTCCGGGTCAAGGATGCGGATTACTTAGAGGAAACTGATGGATTAAAGATTAAGGACGCTGAGTTGTTCGAGGTATCAGTTGTATCTGTACCTTGCAATCAGGCAGCTACTTTTTCGCTAGCTAAATCTTTCGACTCAGAAGCTGAGTACGAAGATTTTAAAAAAACTTTTTTAAAAAATAGTGTGGATCTAGCCGGTCAGTCTCTGGCTAAAGACGAAGTCAATACTTCTAGCGTAGCTAGTGACACACCGGAAACCGCGCAAAGCGCACAAAAGGAGATAGAAATGTCTGATGTTAAAAATTCAGAAATTGACTTAGAAGCTTTTGCTAAAAAGGTAGCGGAAGAAACCGCTGCCAAAATCGCAATGAAGCAAGCCGAAGTCAAAGCTGCAGATGAAAAAGCAGCACTCGAACAACAAGAAAAAGCCTCTCAGGAAGCTGAAGAAAAAGCCGCTCAGGAAGCTGAAGTCAAGTCTGCTATTGTTACTGGTGTTCAATCAGGAACTGAAAAGTTGATGGCTGATTTCGAAGAGAAGATGTCTGCATCTAATGCTGACCAGGCTGAAGTTATTGCTAAGTTCCAAAAAGAACTTACCGAAAAAGAAGAAGAAATCACTAAAATGCGCATGTCTAAAGGGCTTTTCGCTGATCGTGGTTCTGAACAGTCACTTGAAAAGCATGCTAAAGAACTTATGCACGCGCATCTTGCTGGTGTAATTACTGGTAAAGGTTGGAACACTGACTATGCTAAGTCTGTTTTCGAAAAAGCTGGTGTTACTTACACGGCTACAGGGGGTCAAAACGATCCCGGTATCGACGTTGTAGTATCTCGCGAAATTGAGAAAGAAATTCAATTAGAGCTTCGCACCGCAGCTTTATTTAAAGAAATGCCAGTAGAGAGTCAATCTACTGTATTGCCTCTGCAGTCTGATACCAATCTGGCTAAGTGGGCAAATGCACGCGACAGTGCTAACGATGGTACTGGTAGTGATATTGCTAACCGTGGCAATTCTGACAATACTTATGATGTTGGCCAGAAGGTTGTACAGGTTGATCGTCTTATTTCAACTTCTTTCCTCGATAACTACATCGATGAGAAAGTTTTGATTAATATCATGCCTATGCTGACTGCTGGTATTGCACGTTCACATGCCCGAGCTGTTGATGCTGCTATTATTAATGGTAACTCTGCAAATATTACAGGTTTGATTGGCCATGCAACTGCTGGTGCTGAATGGGGAGCTCAGGTTGCTGCTAACCTTACGTTTAGTGCTGATGTACTTGTTAAGTGTCGTCGTAATATGGGCGTATACGGCCTTAACCCACAGGACGTTGTATTTATCGTATCACAAGATAAGTACTATGACCTTTTAGAAGATCCCGACTTCCAGACTGTTGATGAAGTTGGTTCAGATATGGCAGTACGTTTGACTGGTCAGGTTGGTCGTGTATACGGTTCTCCTGTAGTTCTTACGGACAATATGCCTGCTGACGCTGAAGATGGATTTGGTGGAGCTTTGTGTGTCAACACTTCAAACTTCATTATTCCTCGTCTCCGTGGAATTACTGTTGAGCAGGACTACGAAGTAGCTGCACAACGCCGCGTATTAGTTGCTACTCAGCATATGGGCTTTGATGAGCTCTTTGCTGGTGCTGGTGGTAAGTCTGCTGCTACTCACGCAGTATACAATGCCTTAGCATAAAAATTAACTTTTTACTTCGGGGGACAGCAATGTCCCCCCAAGTTTTTACTAATTGACTTAATATGACTGATTTAATTACTATAGATAAATATAAAGAAATTGAAGGAATTACATCGACTAAAGAAGATGTAAAACTTGAGGTTTTTATTCCCTCTGTAAGTCAATTAGTAAAAACTTACTGTGGAAATTCGCTTATTGATTTTTACACGACTAATAAAGTCG